CACGGATAGCTTTAGCTTCTGCTTGAGCAATCTTAGCAGGACCAACGGAATCAACAGCCTCTTGGAGGTCGGAAACCATATAATCACGACGGAACTTTTGAACACGATTACCAAGGCGAGCACGACCAGCGAATTGGTCAGTGAATGCAGTTACGTCAGCACCTTCAGAGATACCAGCAGTACTTGGAGCACTTAGCGAATCAACAGTCCACTCTACGTTAGTAGCAGTAGCACGTTGTTTGTTAGCCGAAGAGAGAATAGGAGTCTCTTCAGGAGCAAGGATAGTCAAGACATCAGTCAAGTCTTCCCGATTGGAAACACCAGAACCAGTATTGGTGGTGTCGAATGTATTTGAAAAGGACATTTTAAATAAGTATTAAGATTATCGTTGTTGCATTTTAAGTTTGCGAAGCTCTGCGAAATCACGAGCGTTACCCGTCTGCTTGAATCTGGACTCTAATTCTTTGAGAGCCTTAACTGCTCTAGAAGAAGTTTTTTCTGATTGTGCGGAAGAAGGTGTGGCTGTACTTGGGGGATTCAACTTAGGGCTTTTCTTGACCTGTGCTACAGGCTTGCGTCCGTAGATGCTGTTTGTAGCGTGAGCAAAAAAGTAATCAAGTTGAGCAGCGACATCTGGTGCTTCTCGTTTCACGACTTCCTTAAGTCTTTTGAAACGTTCATCGCCCACTGTGGATTCAAATTGTTTGCGGAGGTCATTGTCCTCACCCTCTAGCCATTTTAGTTCCTTCTTCGCTCTTTCTCCGAATGCTTCGGTAAGTTGCTGACCCTCTACTTGGGCTTGAACTTTGGATAGTTGGTCAGGCAAGAAGGTTTTCTGTGCCTTACGTGCTTTAAGCAACGCTTGACGGACTTCCTTCTTTGTCCATTCCTTCCCATCAATTTCTGTTACCACATCATCTGCGGAGTAACCATCACTTTCAAAAATGAGATCCTCGGCCCACTCAACGATGCCATCAACCTCAGCAGATTTCTCTTGCAGTTTTTCAACTGAGTCGAGATTACTGTAGGGATTGTTGTCAACCTTGCGTGATTCCAATGGATTCTTTTGCGAAAGCTTAGCTTCCATCTGAGCCAACCGTTCCTCGGCTGCTTTACGCTTGGCAGTAAGTTCGCCAAAACGTGCAACAGCACGTGACCCTAGCTTCTCAGATAACTCCTTGAGATCATCTTCGGACATATCGTCCAAATCAAACTGTGAAAGAACATCTTCGGATTCAGTACTCTCGGACTCCTCGGTGGCCTCTTCGCTTTGGACCTCCTCGGTTTCTTCCTGTACTTGCTCCTCGGTTTCTTCGGTAGCTTCCTCCTCTGGTTCTGTTTGTTCCTGAACCTGATTCGTTAGCTCACCGAGTCGCCTTGCAGCAAAATCCGTGACGGATATATTAGTATTTTCCACTGTGTTTTGTACTGGTTCAGCGTCTCCAGTTGTAATTTCGTCTGTCATATCTATCCACTCATTAACGCCGAGCGAGGGCGATGGTTTGGATTATATCACATACGTTACAATACATCCTTGAATCGAGCCTGTAGCATTTGCCAATCAGACATCTGAAGGATTTGATCGTAAGTAAGGATACGCCCCGAAAGTTGTTGAAGCTTGCTTGTTTCAGCTTCGTGCATCTCTGATATAACTTCTTCTCGAAGTGAAGCAATCATCCCGACGAATCGTCCGAATGAATCATGTGCTTGTAATGCTTTTAAGTCTTCCTGTATTGTCATAAATTATCGTGCGGCTGAACGCATCAATTTTTCTGTCCGTGGTCCACGGCTCTTTACCTGTCTGTACCAATTACTGTCCACCATTTCATCGGCAGCAGCGGAGTAGTCATCTGCGTCCAAAGCTGCCTTCATCTTCTTGAACTTCTTGAGCTTAGTTAGTCCTAGGTTGAATGCCATATCTACGATAGCTTTCTTGACTGGCTCTGGCCGTTTAGCGAACTTTGGATCGAACTTCTGTGCATCCCCGAATGCTTGGGTCAAGCTATGATTGTACAGTTTAATGATGTCATCACGCTCTAGCTCTTTACCCGCTAGTATTTCCTTTAGATCCAAGCCCATGTTGGCTATTACCTTTTGGTTTCCTTTATCCTCAAGGTTAAGGCCGATACCAATGGTACGGTTCCCTTTTGTGTCCCTGTAAACCTTAGAAAGCAAACCTTCATTTTCAATGAACATATTTCTATATTCGGTTGCTCGGATGTCCTGTGCCCGACGAGAGGCTTGTTGAGAGGGCGTAAGATTATCTGCCATAATAAATGAATTAGCTATTAACCAAAGGAGTACTGCGTACTTATAGGTTCTGTGTATCAATTTCACCCATCTGTGCTGGTGCTGTACCTACACGACCAATCTGAGCATTCTGTGCTTGCTGCACCTGGAAGGTGTACTGACCTGCGTACTTCTGTAGACGTTCAGCAAATGCTGGGTCAGTCTGTAGACGCTGTGCTATATCGGGCTGAGATGTGTACTGCTGGATTACTTGGATCGCAATCGACGCTCCAGACGGGCGAGCAGGCATCTCAATCCCTGAATATATCTTAGCGAGGTCGTCAGTAACGTCCTTAACCATTTCTTGCTGGGCTGTCTCCACTGGCTGGAGTACTGCATCAGCCATAACTGGGTCGATCTCAGCGGCGGCAATATCCAAGAGATTATCCACATTAAGACGATTATTCGCATTAAGCTGGTTAAGCTGGACGAACTGCTGGAGTTTACTCTTGACCGTTTCGGGGTCCGTGTTCTGGACATCAAAGTTAATAAGGATGTCAAAATTTTCATCAGGGTTCCCTTTGTTGAATTGAATTGGATCAGGTGTACCCGTTACACGGAAGAACACCTCATCGGGTCCAAAGCGTTGGAAGCATTTAAATGCCATACGCAGGACTTCGGCTGTGTGGCTCAGGAACTTATCGACTAAAAACTGTTGGCGAATTTGACTGATAGCGGAACCCTCGTCCAAACCAACAAGGCGATCAGCCTGTGATTGCTGGGTCTGTTCCATCTCCAGTGATCCTTGATTATACGCAGGAGTAGGGGCGAAGTCCAAGTCACCCTTACGGCGATATGGGATCATTCGTCCAGGCCCCCAGTCGTTGGGAGCTTGTCCCACGGGGTGCAGAATTGGAGGTAATGTCGCTAGGCTATTTCTGTCGATACGTGAATCCCGCTCAACCTTAACCTGATTCTGGATACCCCGCAGGACGGAAGGTATTGTGTTAGTGTCATAGAGACGCTTGCTATCCTCGGATAGTTTCGTGACTACGACAGGGTAATCTTCGTACCCATTGAGAAGCTCGAACTTAGCATAGCCCTGAGCCATTGCGTTCCCGTCAAAGTCCCGATGAAATACTGTGCAGTAAATTCCTTCTGAGCCATCCTCTGGGTCAATTAAACGTTGGTAGCCGTAAGTAATCTCAATGAGTTCTTCGGCCTCGTAAGCATTGTCCGTTAAACTAATTGAACGACGACCCTCTTGCTCACGCTCGATGCTATCAATGTTTACGCCACGATAGTGTTCGATAACGTAGTCAACGAAGTCCTCATCCCATCCATCAGTTACTACCTTGTTCTCTAGTTCTTGTGGAGTGTAATAAGTTCTCCAGAAACAGTACGGGGCACGTTGTGGATCAGTGACGTAAGGGGGGAAGAAGAAGTCACCATCAGGGGCGAGCGTCTTAACTTCGGGTGCATTAATCTGGCGACGAACAATAGGCAGTTCTGTTTCGCCGTTCTTGCGTAATTCTTTTAGTGCTTTTTTGGCACGCTTAGGGCTAGTCCCCTCAAAGGTTGCTTGCAGCAGAACAACTAGATCCTCATCATTACCACCCTCTTGAATCGCTAGAGCTACCTCTGGACTAATCTGTGCAATCTGGTTGATGTCCAACTTCTGCAGGAAGCGTCGATCCTCACGATGCCAGCCTACATATGTAATTAAGATACCACGCTCAAGCAGGTAATTAGCTCCTAGCTCCATCTCACGATAGAAACGGGGGATGTACCCACTGGATACCATCCACTTTAAGAAACCAGACACTAGCTTGCTACGTGCTACGTCAGAGCTTTCCACAGGGAAGGCACGGACATTAGCCCGCTTGAGGGCTGACATAAAGAGGGAGACAAGTCTCGTTATACGCTCGTCAATTACGTGGCACTCAATGTCTGAAGCACCTTCCCACGGGAATGCGTCCGCTCCATGTTTACGGTGGTCACGGCTCTTTCCTGGCCAGTAGTTTCGTCTATCATCATAAGATGATCGGCATAGATCAAAGTACGACTCCAGCTCCGTTACGGTCTGGTCATAGGCGTACCTAAGTGTTTGGATGTCGGGTTCGTCCTGTAAATAAGTTAAGGACTCAGAAATTGACTCATTCTTCATTTAGTCGTTCTTGAATAGAATTAAGTAGCCGAATAGTATGGCTTGAGGATACGCCTATTGTATCACATAGTTCTTCATTCGTCATAGCAATCGAAGTCTCATGCAAAACTGTACGTTTTAACATCTCCCAGGCCAGAAATCTATCTGACTGTTCTCTGCACCATTTACGGTTAGTAGTTACTTCTGAATCCAACATATCGGTAGCTTGTTCCCTTGTCATCCTCAATGGCCTCAAATGTAATTAGTTTACCAGTTAATCCACTAGATAAACGCTTAGGTATCATTACTGGGACTTTTTTCATTAATTCCTTGCTTACCACGAAGGCATACCTAGGATTCGGAGCTATTGACTTAACAACACCAGAGTAGTGCTTAGGAGTAATCTCATCAATTAAAAACGTGGAGGCCAAGATGTCTTGACCAATCTCGCCAATCCATGTTACTCGACCTTTACCTGTAATTTGATCCTTTGGTAGTTTTTCGGTAGCAACTTCTAGTGCCTCCTCAAACGGGGTATCGTATTCCTCTGCAATTTTAGTTAATCTTTTCTTTGGCATCAGTAGCCTCCTTCTGTTCTCATTGTTGTATACATATCGTTGGATGCGAAGTAATCAGGGCCGTAGCCACCGTTTGACATTCGCAAATAGCGAAGTACGTCAAAGAAGTCCTTTAGGGCTTCATCTGACTTACCCGCTGAATTATAATTAATGACGGATTCAATTAAGTTCCCGCAGTCCTCGTGTATATAGCAGCGAGGGCGGTTAGCCTCATCAATCTCGTAGTTCGGGTTATAGAAGAACCATTCATCCAGTGCAGTCGCACCGATCTGTTCTGTTTGACCATCGGAAGCTATGAAGCTTAATCCGTAGTCATAGAACTTAGTAAATAGATCCACATTGTTTTCATTCTCCTTCGCAAAGAAGCGTGAGTCCCCAATACGTTCAGTTACATCAATCCCTAGTTCCTGCTCTATTTCTTTGAAGAGTTCGCAGTACATCTCTACATCGTAACCAATCTTCTTGGATGCTGGGCCGTATCTCCACTTAGGATCACCGAACAATGCCCACTCACCGTATTGATCCCTACTCGGCCACTCCTTGCGTATAAATACTTCTTCATTCTCGGATACGCCAGCCCAAATGCTTACATAGTTCCTAGCAAAGGCTGGGTCAACGACCTGATACCATGTAAGGGAGTCCGCTGGTGGGAACTCCATATTGTACTTATTGGGCTTATCGTTAAGTACGTTAACTTCAGGAGAAAAGTTCGGGAGCAGTGAAGTCATTGACTTCGTTGGTAACCCATAGGCACGAACCATAATCTGGTCCTCGCTTGAGTTCTTTAGATCCTTGGCTATCCGTTCGTAACCACCGAATGGATTTTCGTCCGAGTGAAGGTAAACAATACCAGCGTCACGCTCAGGGCTGTACTGAGTAACGGGTACTTCTCTTTCTAGAAGTTCTGCTTTCCTGGTCTCTAGCGTCTCAGCACCCTTCAGGTACTCAGCAACGAAAGGTGTGTACCCATCAATTGGAGTAAAGCCTAGGATCATTTTACTGTTCCTGGTAGCTAGACGGAAACGTAAAGTATTTACAAGTGCAGCGTCACCAAGGTACTCATCCAGCCATGCCCCGATGTTAATGCTGTTGGGCTTCTTGAACCCGAACTCAAAGCCCTCAAGGATTGTTTGGTTATTACTGAACTGTGTATACGTCTTGAAATCTACACGGGTCCTAGTATCTGGAAAAATAAATGATGATCCTGTGAAGCCATTTTGCATACTGAAGTTGATGTAACCATCTATGCTCTTTGTCTTCTTCTTGAACTCCTTGGGCATCATCTCCCATACAGCAGCCTGCTGTACCTTAACGGATGTATCCGCATTCTGTGAGAAGCATACAACGTGGCCATCCTCGTTCTGCGTAACAGCTTCCATTAACATCTTTGCACAGCCCGTTGTTTTTCCGCTGCGATTCCCACCGAAGGTAATTACTTCGTCGTATTGGCTAATCGCTTGACGCATCCTTGACCAACCAGCTAAGTCAAAGCCATGACGCAAAGGATCTTCCTCCGCTGCGTCTATACGCCCCTCGTGAGCCTTATGTAGATCAACCAGTAGCTTAGGATCAATTTCACCAAGCTGGACAATCTCCTCATCCGTGGGTGGCTTGAGGATTGGGTGCTTTGTAAAGGTTAGCTCCATCTAGCTTTTAGCAACAAGATAAGTCAAAGCAATAAATCCTATTAAGCAAAAGAATAGATCTAGTTCCATTCTTCACCCTCCTCTTCATCTGCCCACTCAATAGTCCAGTCATCGTTGTCCAGTGCTTCGCTCTCCATATCCTCCTGCATCTCACGCTGGAGCATTCTACCGATAGGTAAATTAGTGAAGTCATAGTACAGTTCCCCACCGTCATCCATTGCTGCGAACATGAAGTTCGGGAAATGCTCAGATAGAATTGCCCTAACCTGCTCGAATATTTGCTCGTTATGTTCGTCTGTAATCATTTGATTCCTTTGATATTGACTTTGACGGGGCGATCCGTTGGTTTCTTTGAC